GTAGCACCCATAAGGGTTTTAGGAAAAAAGTATGTGTGGGGTGGGGGGGGTGTGTGTGTGTTCATAAATATATTTTTGGTTCGTTAGGAGTGATTGTGGTGCGTCTGGTGAGGGTTCTAGTGGGGGGTGATGGGGGTGTTCCCTCTTCTGCTGTTGCAGGACTTGTGGGCTGCTGCTAGTGGGCTGTTTGGGTCTGCTGGTATCAGGTGGTCTGCTGTGAATGGGTCGTTGGTGCGTTTGCCTTCTCCGCATATCCAACAATGTGTTGCTGTGTCACGGACTTGTTTTGCTCTGCGTTTGTATGTTCCTGCGTAGTGCGGTCTGTGGGGTTTGGGGTGTTGTCTGTTCCATGTGGTCTGGCAGGTGAGGCAGCGTGTGCCGTTGGTGGTGAGTGTTCGGCAACTTAAACAAGGTTTGGTTATTGGCATGTGGCGCAGGTTAGGGGTGCGCTGCAGGTGGGGCAGGTGGGTTGTGTGATGGGGGCGGTGTCATCGTCTATTGGTTTTTCAAAATGGCTGTTGTCTTGTATGAGGCTGTCTAGTTCGTCTGCATCAAACAGTGTGCCTAGTAATCCTTCACTGGTGTCCACGAGTTGCTTCAGTAGTTCTATGAGTTCTGGTTCGTCATAGGTGGCGAGATCGTTTGCTTTGTTGTCTGCGAGCAGTATGCGCAGGGCTTGCTGATCGTCACAGATGATTGGTGTTGCTGCTATGTGTGTCCAACCTAAAGCCTTTGCTGCTTTGTAGGTGTGGTTGCCTGCCAGTATTCGCTTAGTGGATTGCTGGAACACAATCGGTCTGTACTGTCCGTGTGCTTTCAACGATTCACAGATTGCGCCCACATCTCCTTGACGCACATTGGATGGGTGGGTTTGTAGTTCATCAATGCTGATTGCTAGGTGTTCTAGTTCTTTGCGGATCACGCTGTTTCCTTGATGGTGTATTCGGCGTGGCTCATCGTGATTAGTTTCCCGTCTGGTTGTATTGCTATCCAACACGGACTATCTGGATCACATAAACATCCACGCACATAAACCGTGTGACGGGATACGAGCGCATTGCATTTATGGCAGAGCAGTTGAATCATTTAGAGTTCTTGACCTTGCGACATTGCTACTTGAATCCTACTGATCATCTGGCGCAGCAAGGAAAGTTCTTCCATTAACTGTGCGTGGGCAACACGCAACTCATCTCGTTCTTCACGCACACGCTCTAACGCAACTTGCATATCGTCTGTTCGTGCCTGCCAGTGCTGTATCTCAGCCTGCTGTGTTTCGCTCATTTCTTTCTCCGTTTCTGGATTTCGTTCTCTAATGCTTCCACAGTTTGTATCAACAAATCTGCTTCCATCTGTCCAACGCTAAGCCTGCGTAAGAACGCCACTGCTGATTCCAAGTCTCTGATTGTCATGTTCTTTCTCCATGTATGTAGTACCAATGCCATCATTGCAGATGGGCTGTCTCAATAGCCGAGGAGGGTTAAGCGAGACTTGCGCTGCTTGCCATTGGTGCGCCTGTAACTATATCTGACGGTTGTGCTGTTGCTGCCTGCGGATGTAGTTCTGTCGGTCTTGGTGTTCTTGCATCATCTGGCGGTGCTGTTCAGCCTTCTTGAAATGGTTTACGAACATGGCTGTCAGGATGCCTAAGGCGGCGATGAACAGGATCATCATGGTTATTCCTTCTTGTAGTGCTTCTGTTTCGGTCATTTGATTTCTCCTATCTCATCAATGTTGTATGCGACCTGTTCAACCTTGCACAGATGTACTCGTGTTTCGTTGAGGGTCATTGTTGATTTCAGGAACTCTTGTGCGCCTGATTGTATGTCGTGACCTATTGAAGCCAAGTGCAGCAGGTTGAGTAGCCAACTGAGTGCGCCCTCTTCATCAAAGCCTTCTTCTTCTGACCACTCGTGCATTGCTACAACCATGTTGATTTCAAACAGGGCTGTTCCGCCTGTGGTGATGAGTTCAATGTGATCCAGTGTGTGCTTAGTAACTTTCATTTTGTGTTCTCCTTTTCTCAGATGGAACTATCAAAGTCAATGAATGAAACAACTTTTTTGAACAACTCTTTTGTAATGGTATGCGGCAAATCAATTACTTGACACAGATGATATATCCCGTTTTCAATTTCTTTTGATCTTCCACTGTAATACTCAACTCTGGATTGCGCCCATGATTGAGTGCTTACATCTTTGCAGTCTCTTAAACCCTGCTGCGCTTTTTGCATATTGCGGATGATCTCGCTTAATGAATCATTGAGATTCCATTGGTTGCCTGACCAAGCGTTGAAAGCAAAGATCAATGATGTAACTGCTCGTTCTTCTGCTGTATCTTCTTGCAGTCCAATTCTGAAATCTTGAAAGAACTTTCCTTTATCTTCATATTGTTTTATTAGTGCTTGCAGAATATTTGCTTTTGCTGTTTTCATTTTGTTTCCCTCCTCAGGGATTTGTTTATGGTTTTCTGTTTCGGCGTTATTGCCTTGTCCCCTGTCCGAATTGAATCGGCACGCCTGAAGCGCAGGGGGAATAACTAGTTAGAAAGATGGATCAGAATATTGGTATTGATCGTTCAATGTAATCCAGCAATAGTCAGTTCCTTTTCTTGCATACTCTCCAGCGTTCCTGCCAGAAGCCCTGTAGGTGTAGCACCTTGTAGCCTGACTCATTGCGTAACCTTCTGACATTTTGTAGCCATATTCTATTTCGTCTGCTTCAAAAAAATCCAACTGTTGTTGCAATGCATCAGCAGCACGCTTCGCTTTGATTGACTCTGGCAGTGCGTTCCAGTCCTCCAGTGCGACTCCACCAATAACAATTCTTGCTGACATTGTGTAGATAGTTTTGCTGTTGCGTTCCATCTTGACGATGATCTCGTGATATGAATCCGAACCAATGCCCATTGACACTGACATTCCGATTGCTGGCTTCACCACTTCAATAGGCTTGCCAACCAAACATGGTGTGCAAACCATATCTCCCATATCAGTCATTGTTGCTTCTGACTTTTGTACTTCGCTACCGCAATAATCGCAATTCATGATTCCCTCCTCAGGGTTATCGGGTCTGGCTCTTCAGATCGTGGGCGACCATCCCACAATGACTGGCTTGCGCCAGTTTCGCCTTAACAAACCTCATCTAAAAGTTCACAAAGATTGTAAAGCCATTCAGAAGTTGCATCTGTTGTCTTGTTTGAACCAGCAATTTCTTCAAGAATGTTCTTTGCATCTTTGATCTTGGCTGCCAATTCATTTGACATGATCATTCTTTTTGTAATCATCATTCCCTCCTCAGGGCTTAGTACCAACCCTTGCGGCTGATAAATAAATCTTAACCTCCCCCCATTAAAAAATGAAATCATTGAACCTCACCAAACCCTTATGGGCATTGGGTTTCAAAGAAACTTAGAAAAAAGATTGCCCGACCACCACAAAAATATTGCTTTTCAATTCGTTAGGGAGGCTCTCAGCAGCCTTTCCAAGCCCACGCAGCCCAACCACAGCCACCAAGATCACGATTGTATTTCACGATTGCTGCAGCAGCATCCATGTTGATTTGCGGATCAAACAAATCTGCTGGAACCAGATCACGCTGCAACACAGTTTGCAAAAAACCATTTGGATATGCAGTTGTTTTTGATATCCAAAACAAATTGATCTGGAACAAACCCAATGATCCTTTCGTTCCATTAATTGTTACAGGGTCTTTCTTGTTGTGTGCAAGCGTGTTGCATCGTGATTCACGATGGATGATGAAGTCAGCCATGCGCACATCTTTTTCTTTCCAACCACTATCACGCAACTGCTGCCACCACTGACCACACAAAGCCCACGCAGGAACAGGAAGCACATCATCTTTCACACGATCAGCAACAACCGTTCTGTCATACAACTTATCTTTATCTGTTGGTGCGCTCACAGCGTTCGCCACACCAGCAACCCCAACCAAACTTGCCACAACCAATACAACTATCTTTCGCATAACATTCATTCCATTCACCTTGTTCTCCTTCTGAACTTGGATATATGTGTAGAAACCTTTATTGTTTTCTTATCTGCTTTCAAAGCATCGTGGCGCATCATGAGCGCACATCGTTCGCCTCACTGCGGCGTGTTCAATCACCCTAGCAGCCCTACCTGTTGAACTTCTATGTGAGCATATAAATATATTTTGTTCATATCAGCAAAGCCAGAGTTGTAATGATCCCCCTATCGGTATGCCACACTCCGATTCCCTAAATCTGTAATCATTCGCCTCACCATCTTGCGTAAATCATTTCGTGTTGCATGAAAAAGCGCATGGTGATCTACCCTCGTTACCGAGTGTTACCAACTGCCATGCGAAAGGCTTAGGTCATGGTTCTTGCCGATTGTGACTGTCATTCAACTACAAGATTTGCATTTAACAACCCCTGATCTCAAATTGTTTTCATCTTGTAAAACCCATGAAGTACCGTCACACACAACGCATACTGCTTGTGTAGTCTGTTCTGCTTTCAAACTGCGAAACATCCCTTTGAGTTGCGGTAACGATGGGATCGTGCCGAATCGTTCCACTGCATCCATCACTGCACGCCCATCCTTAACATCAGCAGAGAGCAGCAGCGCATCTTCTTTCCAGAGTTCTTTGATTCCGTTGCGTGGAACAGGCACAGTGGGAAACATTGCACATATCCGATCAACCATTGTTTCAATCTGTTTCGGTGTCAAACAAAGCCTCCCTCTCTGAAGGTGATCAATATACCCTGATCAACATTGATCTGAACAAACTGTTCTTTCTTCGTGTAGATGGTGTTCTTTTCTACTATCGGTGCAGCAAGAAACACTGCACCAGAAATCATTAGCCCGTGTGTTCGTTCATGATTCAACATAACGAACCATGTTGTGTTGTCTGGCAAAGCAAACTTTCGTTTCCTATTAGAGAAATGCACTGTGTCAAATGGAAACTCTTTGCCCTTCCAGTTGTGTTTCACTTCAACTTCAAACTCGTAGGAGATGCCTTGCCGCACTCCTTGAACATCAATACCGAACTGATCAGGGTTTACCCATGCCATGAAACCTTTAGATTCAAGCCATGCAATCACCTGATGCTTAGCGTTATCGTCATCGTCATAGTGCTTCTGGTCAAACACTTTGCTCATAGCAGCGAACACAACTCTGCAAACTCATCCAAAGTCATCAACACGATTCCATCAGAAGTACCATCAGGCATCGCAATCATGGCAAACGGTCTGATGTCGCCCAATGCTTTCGCTTCATCTGATTGACCTTTGGCTTGATAGAAGCGTGTAGCAATCGGGCTTACCTGTGCGCCAGCCTTAACTTCAACACGGAACATACCGCCCCAATGTTCTTCGTGGCGTGTACCAGCGTTCCCTGTGGCTGCTAAACCAAGTTTCCTGCGTGCAACACGGGCTTTGTTATCTCCTTTGGTGCGGTTCCGTTTGCCTCTAGCAGCAGGATCATTGCAACCTTTAATGCGCCGCCTACCATCACGAGCAGGCTTCAACAGCAAACCGAACTTAGGACATCCTTCAGCGTTGCATTTGTCTTGGTTGCCTTGACATTCACCTTTGCGTTCATCCATCAAACTAATTCTTTCTCTAACGCAAACCAGTCATCCCAAAGTTGTGACGGGTGCATACCAAGTTTCACTGCGTAACGATCAGCAGCCCACTCCGATATTTGTATGTCTGAATTGATCCAATGGTAAACAGTTCTGCGATCCGTTTCCAAAGCGGAAGCCATCACAGATATCTGTGTACCGTTGTTGAACGCACTGCAAATGTTTACTGCAGGAAATAAACGCACTCTCCGCTTTCTAGTCATCTTCTTCCACTCCTCTATCTCCGCACAACGGGTTCTCTGGTATTGGCTGCGCACACAAACAACGGTATGCACTTTGACCTATCGCAATCACTTCGCTTTCCTCCGTTGATCACGCAACACACGGCGTTCAGTTGGTGTGTAACCACCAAACAAACCCCATCTGTCATCATGTTCCTCCAAATTGATAACCAGCCCTAAACATTCATCCTTGACAATGCAACTAGAACAGAACTGTTTGGCAACATCCCAACGATCCTCAGTCAAAGTGTGATGCGGAAAGAACAACGCCATAGGTTGATTCAAACAAGCCGCATCCTCTCGCCAATGATCACGCCTCATTTTCGCCTATCCAAGCGTTGTATGCATACAAGGCTTCACTCAACTGTGTAATAGAAAGACGATCTGTGCCATCAGACCTGACCACATCACGGGCTGCTGTAGCCAAATCTGTAAGCACAATGATCATCTTGTGTCGTAACGAATCCATTTCCTCAAATGCCATCATCACATCTCCATCAAATGTTTGATCAAAGCCGAACCCTCTTTAGTTGTCAGTTGTGCCAAACCAGTTTTGTTAAACAGTTCCTTGATCAATGGCAACACATCACCATCCAACTTTTCCTTACCAAGTTTGCTCACTAAACCTTTTTGCTTATCGCTCATCAATCCACCAGAAGTAATCGGGCGAACCTCAGCAACAACAGTTGTCGCATTAAAGATTTCAGCAACCTCATCCAACGAAACAACACGATCATCAACAAAGTCTTGAACAACTTTAGGTGATGGCACTCCCTTTGCAGGATGATTCGGAACATACTTCTTTGCTTCTTCTGCACGCTGCGCTGTAGGCAAAGTGGTGATCGTTGTGTTGTCTGACCAATCCTGCTTAGACCAAAGGCTCAGTGCAATTCCGAAACGCATGGAAGCGTTACGCAAGAAGTCACCAATGAGTTCTTTATCCATATCAGGTTTGTCTGAACGAACCGAACCAACACCCAACAAAGACTTCCCTAGAAGTGTGAGTGTTGCCCACATTGTTGCAGTGCCGTTTTCAATATGGATAGCAGGTCTGCCGTTATCCCATGCAACAGGCTGCCAACTCCAAGACGGATCAATCTCTATAAGTATGCGTGTGATGTCAGCGTGCGAAACATACGCAAGATTTATTCCGTTGCGTGGAATCGTTCCAACAATCTTTGGATCAGGAACAGCGTACTGTTCCAACACTGCACGCAGCAGTTGAGTGTTTAGTTCTTCCATTACTTTGCCTTCTTTCTGTGTGTTCTCATCACACGGTATGGGTTTCCTTGCTTCGTATATTCCTGAACCATCTCAGGATGTTCTTGCTTCAATCGTGCAGCATCAAACGATTCTTTTCCTGCTTGCTGCTTCCACGAAACTATTTGCTCACCATCAACCAAACCAATCTCATTTCCCAACATCATCTGTGCAATCGCATCCTTCGCTTTGGTTTCCAACTCTGAAGCCTGCTTAGATAACGCCCTTGCTTCCTCCAACTGTGCAACCCAATCCAACACTGTTGCATCAAGTTCAACTGTCGTAGGTTCAACACGCCAGATGCGTGCAATGTCATCAGCAGTAAAGTTGTTGATCTCATCCAATGGTGGAGTGTTGTTATCAACCCAACTGCCAAACACTTCTATCTCAGTGAGCAGTGTGTCAATCGCTAACGGGTTGTCAGGTAACTCAACACAACTGATGCGTAGATCACGATCAAGTACAACGAACCACACTGGAACTTCCAGTACGGCTTGCTGCGCCCAACCCTGCCACAACCATTCAGCAGGCAAATCTGATGCTTCATAGATGCTGTAACGAGTAGTTGTCTTTGCTTCCACAACAACCGTTGGTGACTGTTCATTATCCACACCATCAAGACTGATTGACAAACGACCATCACGGTAGATGACTTCTGGTGTGATGATGTTTGTGCCAAGTTGCTTTGATGCCGCTTGAAGCAAAGGTGCTTCCAATAGGTTGCCACGATCAAACACAGCGTTAGAAGGCTGCTCTACTGGTTCGTTTGTTTTGTCTGCGAACAACGCTGCACGAGATTTGTACGGTGACACACCCATCAACGCAGGCACATCGGAAGCCCCGAATACGCATCTGCCTTGCTCATCTTTCCAGCGTGCCAGCAACCAATCTTTGCTGCCGTGTTTCTGTTTAGGTATTACTTGCATTGCTCTCTCCTCTGTTAGTTGTTTGAATACATCTTTACGCAGGGGTGTAACACAGTTATTTTGATGCAGCCCTGTCTGCTTTCGGATCACGCACCTCCCAAATACCACGCTTCAACTTGCGGAACAGATCAACTCTGTCACCAATGAACTTGCGAACCGTAGGCGCAGACAACCCTGACACTTCCACCAGCACAGGTATCGTCACTTCCTCAAATACATTCTTCGCACACCACTCCAGAATGTCACCGTATAAGTCTGCTCTGGTCACGCTGTCTGGTGAACGATGTGCTGTTGCAAGCATCCTTCCGATCTCACTGGTAGGTACTTGCTGTCTGATTTGATATGGGATGTGCGCACACCAAAGCGGTCTGCCATGTGTTGCGATTGCTTCAGCAACTTGATCTGCAGCGTTCATTACTTCACCTCCTTCGTGATTACTTCAAAGCGGAACGCTTCATTTGTTTTTGCTGCTTTAGCGTTCAACAAACCACATTCGCTTACGGCTGCAAGAATGTTGTGAAAGGCAAACACCTTGATTGTTTTCGTACCCATCTGATTGTGCTTACGCACGATATGGTGTTTGAACTTCTTTTCTGTTTCCATTACTTCACCTCCTTCACAAGAACACCACGCAAAGATTTACCACAAGTTGTAAAGTGTGGTGAGTTTGCTGCAAACCAAAGTGCATCTGAATTGTTGTATGAAAAACAATTTGCTAAATATGATTTGCCAGTTTTCTTTGACTTGTGCCAAACAACTAATTCACCACACTCACACTTAAACACATTATGAATCTCTTTACTTGTTGCGCCGCCATCTGCTGTGCGCTTACGCTTTTCATCTAACCATTGTGGTTCTAACTTTTTCATCTCATTCCCTCCTCAGGGTTATCAGTTGTACTTCCTTACAGAACAAGCATACACAAATACCAGCCCACCACCAAATCATTAAAACCCTATACCAGTACTGGTTTCGGGGAACAGCCCCACCCCGTAAACAGGGCAGGGCTGCTCAACCCATATCACACGGCGGAGAAGGAGAACACCGTGTAACAGAGAAACCCTACAGATCAACTCGCTTCAAGTCCACCGACACCCAACACACGCATTGACTTAACCATCCCAACAGGAACACACAAAACACAATCCAACTGCTCTTCCGTGTTAGATGACTGGCAGATAACAACATGATCCTTTTTCGCTGAAGGCAACAACTGACCAACAGAAATAACTACGCAAGGATCATTGCCAATGTCATCTAACTCAATCCAAGAAGTTGTATCGGCGTGCGCATCATGCCAAATGATTTCAACATAAGTGAGATCACTCATCACCAACCCTCTTTCTTCCTATCCATACAAAACACTGGTGCTTGAATGGTGATGTTTCTTTCAGGTGTAACAATCGCCAACGCTTGCTGTGGTGGTTCATGCCCGAATCCCATCAACATTGCGTACTCGTCATAACCTTTGAGGCTGCCATTCACCACCATTGATGGAGTGGAAATGTATTGATGCCAGTGACCAAGCCACAAAGTCTGGAATGATTTACCTGTGACCATGTAGCGTGCGTGCTTCCTTGCTCTCATCCGCATAATCGGAGGGTAGATGCCGCCGATACCGCCGCCACCAGATACCTGATCGCCGTGAGTTATCAGATGCCCGTAATCATAAATCTGTATTAACGCATCAGCAGATTCAGGGATGGTGAATGTCACTCGTTTGTCTTTGCTGAAACTGCGCTCAACCATCTTCGCCAGAAGCCAGTCAAAGTTTGTTTTCACACGCTGCTTCATACGGGGTTTGCGTGTAGTCCTGCCATGATTACCAACCACAGAAACAACATGACACTTCTTGAACTCTGTAGCGAGCAGTTCAACTGCTGCCGATACTTGTTCAGCCCAAAACAGTAGTGAACCAATCATGGTGTCCTCATTGGTGAGTGCCAGTTCTTCGTGAATGTCACCACTGAAAATGTCTCCACCAAGAATCAAAACCACACCGTCATAGTTCACACCTGATAGATAGTGGCGTGCCATCTTGATTACATTCTGTGTCCACTTTTCTAGGCGCATCATTGCTATCTCACGGTTGTATGCGTTTAACCCTTCCATTTCTTCGGGGCTAACCACCTCGTCAAAGTGAGTATCGGAAAGCATCACCACCAAAGTTGCGGCATGGCTTTTCGGTTTCGCAGGTGCAAGCCACATTGGAGGCTTCACAGACAAACCATCTACCTGATCCACAAACGACAACGCTTTTTCTAACTCATCCAGTTTCGTTTGTAGGCGAACATTCTGGTTGGCGTAACTGTCACGCTGCTTACGCAAACGCAACAACTCACCGTTGTTTTCCATCTCTAATGCTTCACCAATTTGATTTCCTAAACTCATCAGATTCCCTCTCTGTTGCGCCAACGATTGATGGCTGTTCTACTTACTTCAATATTGTTGTTTGCCAATACTTGCGATAACACGGATGCCGAAATTGTTGGGTTACGCAAAGCGCACAATAGGTCTGCTCTGTCCTCGCCCTGTAATTCTTGTAACGCCAAATCAACTGTGGAATGTTTCCCACCAGAATTAACTGGCGTTGCCTCTATCTGCTCTAACAGTTTTCCCATAGCCACCTTCTCTGTGTTCGTCAATGTGTTTCTCTAAACGATCATCAACACGATTAACAGTCTTGTGAATCATCTTTAATTGTGCTTGCACAACCTGATGATCTAAACGGTTCTCCACTCGTGCTTCCTTCGTTTCCTTCTTAAAGGCTTGCATAAAACCGACAATGATTCCACCAACGGTAGTGATCAATGCCACAAAGACAGCAGCAAGCCCTGTGTCCATCATGCGCCAAGCACTACAGGCGCAGGTGGGTTAGCCACAAACACCGCTTTAATCTCCTCAGATGACTTCTTGCCATCTACTTCACAGTGGAACCAGTCGCCATTAGGTGCGCCGTGAACAGTCTCTTTGTCATACTTCTGCCACGCCATATTGCGATCACACTTAGAAGCCCTGCCGTGTGGTGCAGGGAAATAGTCAATGATCATTTCAATACCTAAAGCGTCAGCGTGCTTAACCAAATAATCCATCGCCGCCATCGCATACTTTCTTCCACCTTTCGCAACACCACGCTTACCATCACCCATGTTGCGCCACGAAATATCGCAAGCACGACCAGTAGCGTGAACACTCAACGCTTCCTTGCCACGCATATTTCTCACGCCCCAACTGCCGTTATTCCAAAGTGCTTTTGGATATGCCTTGAACAGTTCCTTCATCAACGCAGTCAGTTGCGGATGTTCACCTGCTGCCGCACCATCTTTGTTCCCTGTGTACGGGCGTTTCATTTTGCTAACGCACGCTTCTTAGCGATCTTTGCTGGTGTAGCACCGAACGCTACATCAATTTCTTCGCTAGTCAGTTTGCCATCAACGCTTGCTTTCGCCAATGATTCAACAACTTTGAACACCGATACCGCACCTGCGATAGCAGCAGACTTCCAAACTTCTAACTCTGGTGCGATAACAGCAGCACCAGTAACTACACCTAAAGCGTTCGTGAGAAACAACGCAATAATTCTGCCTGCAATGTCTTGTGCTTTTTTCATTCTGTGTCACCTTTTTTGAGGAATGTTGCCAACGAATGTATCAGAACTGTTATGCAAGTGATAGCCAACGCCTGCCGCAAAGTAGTTCCCGAAAGGGTAAGCAGCACTAAACCAGTGCCAGCCCAAACCCAAACATTTTCAGTCAAATATTGTTTCATTATCTACGCCTTGCAGATGGTGGTGGCATTGCCACAAGAACTGTAGTGCCTGCGATAATCGTGCGTCTAACAGCAACAGAAACATTGGAATCAACAGGCACATATCCTGAGAAACCTTCGTTGCCAAAAATGTTTATTTGATCTTCAAAGGCTTCTTTGACTTCTTGTGGTACATCAGGATTGTTTAGGGCTTCCGCAATCGTTTCTGCTGCTGCTTCAGATAGTTGTTGTTCTTGAATCTCTGCGAACACCTGTGTTGCCTGATCAGAAGATAAGGCTGTTAGCACTTGAACATTTGTCACCAGTTCTGTTGCCTGCTCACTAGACAAATCTGATTCCAACAATGTGTCCACAATCGCTGTTATCTCATCAGGTAACGCCCCATCCAAATCATCTAGGGCTGCATCAAAATCCTCATCCGATAACACCTCAGGCAGTTCTGTGCCATCAGGGAAAAGTAAAGTTGTGGGGGTTGGCTCTACAGGTACAGAAGTTTCCAAAGGCTCAGGAACGCTCTCAGGCGGCTCTGGTGGGCTTGTAATCGTGACAAACGGTAGGGTATCGGCTGGAGGATCAGTAGCGTTTGTGATCACTTCAGGCAGCGTGGTATCCACCACAGTTGTTTCAGGCGTAGGCTCAACGAATGTTGTTGCTGTCGTTGTTCCTGTGGTGGGTTGCTGGACTACCTCTATGGGGATGGGTGTCGTTGTGGTTGTTGATGTTGTGGATGAAGTCGTGGATGAAGAAGATGTTGAAGCCGCAAGCACCGTTGTCTGCACATCGGGAATGGTTGAACTAGATGTTGTGGTGGATGGGATCGTGGTCGTTGTTTCTACTGTTGTTGATACTGCTGTTGTCTCTATAGGCACAGTTGTATCTGATGTGTACGGTTCGGTTGTGAAAGCCGAATCAGGCACAATCTCCCATTCGTTATCGTCAATCTTCCACGCCAACATCAAACAAGTGCCGCCGCCGTTCTCGTACATCCAAACTTCTAGCGGAACACTGCCAGCCTGAAGCGTTAAGTTTCCTGACTGCCAAGCCGAGCAACCTTGATCAGTCCATGATCCCCAACTGTTACCACCAATAGTTGCTTCACCGCCATCGTCAGAAGCCAACCAAAACTCAATCGTTTCATGTTCAGGTATCTCAATGAACCCTGTCATATGAACCATAAACAAATCGCCCGTACATTCTTCATACGGTTCGCCGTCATACGAACGGTTGATGTTGTTCTCTAACTCGCTACCACATTCCTCATATTCGGTAGTGGACTGTACGGGTGGTATTTCGTCAATCGTGTAATAAGTTGTGTTCAAACCTTGTATCGGTTCAGCATGGGTAACACTGCTAAACAACGCAAGGATTGCTACTGGCGCAAATATCAGCCAACGGGCGGCACTGCGACCCATGACAAAGTTTCTTCATCCCAAACAAAACGACCATCTGGTTTTGGTGTTGGTGGTTGCCAATCATTATTTGAATCCAATGACCACGACAAATATGGTTGTGGTGTAACAAATTCATCAGCAACCTCATCATAAGCAAAACCAATTCCTGCGTATTGTTTGCGGATATTGTTGTTATACGAAGTTCGCTTACATGTTTTACCACGGAAGTTACCGTACCAAATTTCGGGGTTTAGACCTTCAATAAGTTCGGTTTCATCAATTCCTGTAATTACTTCAATTACAATATTATTCTCATCTAAAAAAGCGTAATGTGCCATTATGCCCAACTCACATTTCCTGTACCAGCAGTAATCGTTGTTACCTTAAAACCACCCGAAGGTGCGGCAGTAGAACCAGTCAATCCTCCGCCAATCGTAATTGTAAATTGGTCAGAATATTTGATGATAACAACACCGCTGCCACCAGCCTCTCCAGCGTTACTTCCACCATCTGCACCGTTTCCTCCACCTCCACCGCCACCAGTGTTTGCTGTTCCAGCAACTTGACCTGCGCCGCCACCAGAACCACCAGCACCACCACTTAGGTTATAACCACCAGCACCAGCACCACCACCACGACCAACAGAAGAACCAGTAATACTTGATGCCACACCAGCACCACCAGCACCACCTACCGAATTATTTGCATTTGTTGGGTTTGCACTACCAGCACCACCTGCACCACCACCACCAGCACCAGCAGATGTTGAACTTGTAGTTGTTCCACCAGAATAACCCTGATTTGTTGTTCCAGCAGCACCAGCACCACTCTGAGTAGAACCACCGCCACCAGAACCGCCCGTTAATCCACCCTTAAAATTTGCACCGTTTGTTCCACCACCACCACCACCAATAGAAGCAACTGTACAAAACACAGAATTACTTCCATATGAGCCACGGGTTCTACCAGTTGAGTTTGCGCCTCCAGCACCACCAGCACCGACAGTTACCGTATAGTTTATTGAAGGAATTAAAGACAATACAGATTCCGCAGACGCACCGCCACCAGAAGATTCGCCAACAACAGACGATCTATATCCACCAGCACCGCCACCACCCCCACCGTTTCCTAAACCCTCAGCACCAGAGGAAGCACCACCACCACCTCCACCACCACCAATAACAAGATATTGAACATCGAACGGTATTGTTGGTTTGCTACTAAACCATTTATCAACATATTTTGATGGTCTTACTTTTGAACCTCTCATAAAATCACCAATGAAGTAGTACCAACGGTAGTAAAATAATGAACTGTGTAAATACCAGAAACAAATTTTTCTCCACCAGTAACAGTAAGACCTATTGCATCACCAGTAAAATAACGAACAATAACAATTCCTGAACCACCAGCAAAACTATTTGTATTTGGTGTTTGACACTGGTCACCGCCAGTACCAGTATTGTTTTGACCAGCAGTATTTGCTGCAACAGGCTTATTTGATGCACCGCCAATACCACGAGTTACAGAAGTTCCTGTTATGGAAGAAGCAACACCAACAGCCTTTCCTCTAGAGTTTTGAGCAGAACCAACTGCACCCGCACCGCCTCCACCACCAGCGCCTTCTCCAGCAGCAGAACCACCACCAGTAGCACCGCTATAACCTTGGTTTGCTGTTCCGCTTCCAGCAGAAGCACCAGAAGTCAATCCGTTTCCTCCACCGCCACCAGAACCACCAGTTTTTCCAGAACGACCAACACCGTTTCCTCCACCGCCACCACCACCACCTCCACCGATGGATGTGATTGTGCTGAAAACAGAGTCTCCTCCGTTAGAACCATCGTTTCCTTGACCCGATGCAGCAGTTCCACCAGCACCACCAGCACCGACGATTACTGTATGTTCTCCAATACTTAAAATAAGTGGAGATTCGGCAGATGCACCGCCACCAGAAGATTCACCACTTACAGATGACCTATATCCACCAGCACCGCCACCACCGCCACTCCAGTTTCCACCACCAAAGGTATTTTCCTGACCACCTGCGCCGCCTCCGCCTGCAATAACAAGATATTCAACGGTCAAAGAAGGATACAACCAACTTTTGGCGTATTGTCCAATTCTATTATGTGAATCGTAACGAAGCGTCACAAACTACCGCCTATGCGGTAATCGCATTGACATAACCAGTGAGCAAAATTACATCTGCAGTAGCCGCAAACGCTTTCACAACCATAGCGTTCTGCAAGATTAATCCTGGAATTACAAGCACTAAACCTGATTCAGCAGCAATCGTTAATTCAATGTTGCCGTCAGCAGCAGTAGCAGTACCCCATTCCAAAGTAAGTTTGACACCAGAAGCAGAAGTGTTGTTTGCGTAAATCCAAATCTCATCAAACACACCAGCCGCAGTACCAGCAACAGCAGTATGCACAGTTACAGTCGCACCAGTAGAAGTACCCGTAACTTTGATTGCTTTGCCGTCAGTAGAGCCTGACAGTTTTGCTTTAGTAAATGTTGCCATCTGTTATCTCCTAAGAAAATACTTGCACTTGTAAAATGTCTGCGCCACCACCGATAGCAACCCAAGCACTACCGTTATACACTTGAACACTTGCGATATCAACCAGATAACTGACCATGCCTGAAGCCAAAACTGGTTCGCCAGTACCACCAAAGGCGGCTGTGCGTGCTGCCTCGTTAGAGAACCGCATCACGGCTTGATCCATTAGGTATGTGTTTACTTGTGCAGCGGTAAGTACATCACCGCTTACAAAGAGTTTTGCGCCTGCGCCTGCCATAGTGCCTCCAAGTGTACTCTACTGTAAAGCGTTCGTGCTATCCATGACACCGAAAGTCGGATCATCCAAAATGAATGGGAACACCAAATCTGCTACAGCCAAACCGATTTCAATCCTGTGATCTGACGGGCTGATTGAGTGCTTTATGGATTCTACGCTGTAAGCCAAAGTGACGGAAGCAGGGCTGCCAGTTGGGTAGGTTCGGGTGATGTCAATAACATCAGCGATCTCCAAATTGGTTACATCTGCTTGCTGACCCAAATCCAAAAGGTTGTAGATCGTTTGCAGTTTGTCAAACCTATATACAGGTTCTTTGTATCGTGCCAAAAGATCAGAAGCCAAAGTGCTTGCGGCAGTATCATCTTCCAACAACAACCCTGACAGATTCAAAGTAGAAATACCGTATTCGGTTTGCGAAGCAGCATCGTTAGCGGTCTGATCTGTTCCACCTTCAACAGATGCAACCACTTTGTTGTATAGGAACTCTTGCCCATACAAAACTTGCAACCCTGTATAGGGCAGATTGATTCCTGCCTGATCGCTGAAGGTTGCTGAGATAGAAGCGAACGATGCTGAAACACGATCCGTAAAAGTGATGTTGCCATCAGCAGCAACATAAAAATATCCTTGTTCAGCGATAGCCACATTCTGCAGATAGGAAAGAACATTGGTGTTTGCAGCGATATCAAAGGTTGCACCGCCACCCAAAGTTGCTGTACCAGCATCAATGTTACGAGTCGCAGGGTAAGACACTTCAGGTAGATCAAGAATGTTTGTGAGTCGTGTACCAGACAACTCTGCTGAAGGTGTGATAGGTGAACCGATAAAAGTGTTTGCCAATAGAACGAAGTCATCTGCTGCCGTAATAACAACAGTTGAGTTATCTATAGAAGCAGTTGATCGTTGCGGATTGTAAACAACATCAATATCGGTGATACGCCCAATAAATATTGGTACACCGTTAGATTTGATGGTTACTTTACGGCGTGGTGTAACACCAGATTTGTTTGTTGCAGGATTCCAATACGGAGAATCCTCGTTGATTGGGTCAAAGCGGCGATCATTGTTCAGCAAAGTTATTGTTGCTGTGCCAGCGTTAAAGGTTTGCAACTGATCGGAACGCCCACGACTAATAGAAATGTCTTGCACATATTGGGCAACATCATCACCAATCAAAGTGCCATCAAGCGCATTAGAGTCCAACACACCTAGCCCTGCATCATTAAGTGTAAACGGGTTTACAGGAAACCCAAGTTCCATGATTACTTGGATTTCTTCACCCCATGCCATCGTGGTAGCCATTACGCCACCTTTAACGGTAATGCACCATTCCTACGATTGTAGCGTTGCAGCACATCTACGATCTGATCACCAACAGCAGAAGCATCCACGCCGATACCAGCATTGATAGTGATGTTGATTGTTTGACCACCGAACTCACCTAAACGATCAAGAGGAATTATTGCTTCACTGCCAGCCTCACCCACCAGACCCATCATCGGACTTGTTACGATGCCACCGTTTGCGAACGCTGTAAAGCCGCCACGCTCTAACATCAACTCACGAGCACGACCAGTAAAACGATCCAACACAGAATCCAACTGTGCGTTACCACTGCTAACAGGTGAAGTTAATACTGGTGCGCCACCACCCAACGAGGGTGCTAAACCTTGAGCAATCCTTGCAGCCTCACCTGCTTCAGCCCTAGCAACCTGCTGTGGTGTCAAACCTGCGGCAGCATCACGGCGTTCTTTTTCTGCTTGAGCCAAATCTCTTGTGGCTTCAGCCAATTTTTCATAAGCATCAACACGATCATTAAGAGCATCAGTTTCTTCTTTTTGTGCATCAGTCAGTTCTTTAAGTGCTTCTGTATATGTTTCACTTCCGATTGCTGCACCATTAACAAGTTCATTCAACTTTTTTTGTTCCTCATTAACAGTTGTCTGCGAATCAGCAAGAGCAATGTTTGCATCATCAACAGCCAACTTTGCGTCAGCAACTAGCCGTTCAGCCTCAGCGATTTGTTTCAAAGTAGGGGTATTTGTGCGAAGTGTATTCAGTTCTTCTTCTGCATCTGAAACAGATTTGATTGCATCACGAACATCAAACTTGGATTCAGCCAAAGCAATTTCTGCCTCACGAATAGCCTGAGGTGTTGCTTTCGGGTCTTTACGCAAATCGGCAAGTTCTTTTTCTGCCTCAATCACAGCAAAGTTTGCCTGTTCAACATCAAACTTTGCTTTCTGTAATCCGATCTCACCTGACTCAATATCAAAAGGATCAACCTTTTCACGCAACTTCTTCAACGCTTCCTCAGCATCTTTAAGTGATGCAACGCTATCTGCAGCAGAAATGTTGGCTTTAGTTAGGTTGCGTTGCGCATCAAGAACTGCTCTGTTCTGTGCAACAACTTCTTTGCTCTCCAACGAATATCCCTTAAATACTTTGTTGAAATGTGCTTGTGCTTTAGCGGTGTTAGCCAATGATTCTGTAAGTCTGCTGTTCGCATCATCAACGCCTTTTGTTGCGTCTTTCAATGATCGTTGAGATTTGGTTACACCTTGCAGTTTGTCTATAAACTCTTGCATTTTATCTTTGGCTTTTCCAGCGGTATCGGTTGTTCCTTGAAAACTGCTGTTCACTGCTAACAGTTTTTGGCGCAAGGCTGCAGCACCAGTTTCCTGATCTCTGAAGAACTTTCTGTTCCGATCAAAAGTTTTCATTTCAGTTTTATTCATGCCTTCAAAAGCAGCATTGACTTGAAGGATTTTTCCTGCTGCAACCTCTGCTGCATCACCAGTGCCAGTAAAGAAACCGACAACATTCTTGAAGAAACCGCCAATAGAACTTATGATGTTTCTTAAACCTTCAAACTTAAGAATCAGCAATGTTACAGCGGTAACAACAATCTGAATGGCTGCAACTATTAAGGCTAGTTTGTTTGCTTTTGCAGCAACATTCATTGCAGTTATTGCAACGGTAGCCCCTTGAACTGATTTGCTGAAGATAGGAAGAAGAATTGTGGAAACCGCAACCGTTGCGTTGAACATGATCGTTGCACTTCTAACAAGCACAAACACTCCAACAAGAGTAAATATTGTGTTACCAAGTCTGCCCATATTGGATATTGCGTTAAGTACCTGACCACCCAAATATTTGAACGCTGCGCCAGCACCATCTTCTCCAAGCACTGCAGCGAACTCAACAAAAATAGGAATCACTTTGTCATTAAGAAAAGACATAAGCGCAGAGAAAATAGGGATTAATGCTGTACCAATTTTTGCTTTAACATCTTCTACTTGTGCGCCAAACGATTTCATTTTGAACGCAACACCATCACTGGTTCTTGCCACATCACCTTGCTGAATTGATGTCTGTTCAAGAATCAACGCATACGCTGCCTGAGTTTTGATTGCTTGCGGCAAAACTCCCTTAGTTGAAGAAATGAGATTCAATTCCATTGCTTTAGCCTTTAGTGCTGCATCATTCAACGCCACACCAAAACGCTTCAACGGTTCTGTTTCACCAGACAAACCAGAACGCAAAGCAGTAAAAGCGTCATCAACAGGCACATTGTTAAACGAAGCCATATCTGCAGCAAGTTCAACAAGACGAATACTCAT